GATGTGACGGCTCCTCCGCCGCCCGCGCCACCGCCGCCTGCCGCGCCCGCCGCGCCGTCGCCTGCCGCCTGGGCCCCGGCACCGCGTGCCGAGGCGCCGCCGCCGCTGCCCGTGGCGCCAACGGTGTCGGTCGCATCCACGCCCGGCGTACCGTTCTTGGGCCCGGCAATCAGGCCACCGAGTCCGCCCCCTCCCACGGCCAGACCCGTCGCCGAATTGCCCGTCGAGCCGCCATCGCCGCCGTTACTCGCCGCCGCCGCGGCTGTCGTGCCGCCACTGCCGCCGCCGGCGCTGCCGCGTAGGCTACTGCCGCCAGCGGTGACGATTCCGCCAGAGTTAGGGTCTCCTCCGCCTCCGCCGCCGCCATCGGTGGCATTACCGGCTAGGCCGGCGCCCGCACCGCCCGAGTTCTGCACACCAAAGCCGCCACCAAAAGAATAGTTATCGTGCTCGGTCGAGCTGCCGCCGCCGCCGCTGCTCGCGCCCGTGCTCGCTGGACGGCCGCCGTTTCCGCTGGCGAGCACGTTGCCATTGCCCCAGAGGCCTCCGCCGCCCCCGCCGTTGCCCGCGACTCCGCCTCCCGTACCCGGAGCCCCCGAACCTGCAAAGCCCTTGAACCCGGTTCCGGAAAACAGCGCCCCGCCGGAGGCGGCCACCCCGCTGCCGCCGTTGGCCGAACCCACTCCGGCCGCGAGCGTGCCGCCGGCGCCGCCATCGGGCAAAGTGAGCACTACGGGTAGCATCGCGATGAACTGCTGGCGGGTCATCAGCCAGCGATGGCAGGCCCCGCCACCGCTCGCCGCGCCGCCCAAGACGTTGGTGTTAGCCCCGCGTGCGCCCGCACCCGAGCCCCCGGAGGGGCCGCGCAAAATGCACAGAAAGAAATTGCCGGGGGGGATGTCCGCCGCCGTCGTGAAGGTGGGAGCGGTGGAGAAATCGTAAACAGTGCGGCTCGCAAAGCCGTTGGCCGAGCCCGTCGCGCGAACAAAGGTCGCCTCGAGCGCCAGTGTGAGCTCGTGGACCCAGCGCCACCACGCCGCAAAGCGCCGCGTGTTCAAGCTCGCGATCGTGTAATCGTCGGCATTGTCCTCGGCCGCCTCGATCTGCGCCGCGCCTGCATTGACCATACTGGCGCTCGCGTCGCCCACCTCGTTCAGGGCCGGGATGGTGAGGCCAAAGATCGGCGTTCTCACCTTGAACGTGCGGACCTCGCGCCGTTCGCTCGGGCGGCCCTCGTCCTCGATGAGCTGGATCCGATAGGTGCCCGGCTGGCTCGCCGTGGGACTGAACGTCCACACCTTCGGGCCCGTCTGCACCAGCGAGGCCACCGCGGTGGTGTCACCGGGCGGCACCCAGAGCAGTCGGAATCGGGTGGTGGTCCCGAGCCCCGTATTGGTGAGCGTGACCAGCTGGCCGCCGCTCTTGCCATCGGTGCGTGACTTGCCAGCCGTGCCCGCCGGGGCGAGGGTGGCCTGGTCGATCTTGACTTGGGCGCTCATCTCCCCCCGAGGATACCAGGGGGCCGCCGGCTAGTCGCCCTTGATGCGCGCGCTCAGGGCATCGCCCGCCACCGCCGCCGCCTGGAAGCGCGCTCTCTGGTCCTCGCTCTGGACGATGGCCGCCACCACCGCGCCGATCTGATCGGGGGTAATCGACCCGGGCGCCAGCAGATTGAGCGCCGTATACACGGCCAGATCCGCCTCGCCGTTCTTGGTGACATATTTGGTCACCGCGTCGATCCAGCCGTTGAGGGCCTCCACGAATCGCTCGCCCCGCACGTAGCTCTGCAGGGCATCGCGCACCGCGAGCTTGACCGTTTCGGTCGCCTCGATGATCTGGCTCTTGGCCTGGATGTGGCGGTCTCCGGCGTACTCCTCGCGGCGGTGGTGGCTGCTGCTCACGATCTCGGTGTCAAACGGAGACACGGACAGATCCGAGCTCGAGGGGGACTCGGGAGAAATGGGGATCTGGTTGATGGTGTCGGGCGGGTGGGCGTCGTCCTCGTTGGTGAGGTACCCGACCGCCACCGGTCCGCTCTCGATGTCTCCCGCCGGCACCACCACCAGCACCTCCGCGCCGCGCGCGGGGGGCAGGTACTCGCCTCGGCCTTGCCCCGCCGAGCCGAAGGACACGAGCCGGCAGGGCCGCGACTCGTCATCCTCGAGGCCGCTACCGGTGAGGGTCACGTCCACGATCCAGCCCACCCCCGCGTCGAAATGCACCGCGTCCGGATCTTCATCGATGCGCCCGGAGGAGGCCCAGGTACGCGGGTCGATGCCGGGGTGCGAAACCGCAGCTCCGATCCGGCGGGCATCGGGGGTGCGACGGCTGCGTCGTCCCATCAGAACCGATCCGGGTTCTGCATGAATGCCGTTTGCGGCACCCCCACCCCTTGAGCGGTCGCCGAAAGAGACTTTTTGGGGCCCTTGGTGGGGGTGACGTCCTTGGGAGCTTCGCGCACGACCACGAAATTGGAGAAATGGATCCCCATCTCGATTCCGTCCTCCGCGCTCCAGTCGAGCTGCACGCTCTGGACCCGAAAGCTGCTGATGAGGCGCACCTTTTCTTGGGCCTCCGCCAGCCGCTCGGCGGTCGCCCGCGCGATGCCGAGGCTCTCGAGGTATACGACCCGGCGCGCCACGCTCTGGTCGTGGAGCTCCTGCAGGTTGCTCGTCCCCCGGACGGGTTTGGGGGCGAGCTCGGCCGCGAGCGTGTTGCCCGTCTCGACCGGCGAGGCTACCAGGATCTGGAGCGCCTCACCCGGCAGCAACCGGAGGAGGTCCCCCTCCTGCTCGCTCTCGAACGAATCGATCTCGTGGGTCTCCACCGTGCCCTCGATCTCCTGGCGCCCCATCTCGTTGAAGGTCTGTTCCGCCACCAGTTCCAGCGTTTTCAGGTCGGCCACGTTCGGCACGCTGAGCACCCGCACGCGTTCGTCCGCCGTGCCGTTGGCACTTACATGGCTGGCCCGGGTGGTGACCGGCTGGGGGCTGCCCTTCTTGCCGAGGATGCCGCTCGAGGGCTCCCCCTTGAGCACCGGGTAGCGCGCCCAGCGCGTCCGGCCGATCGAGGCGTCGAAACTGCGAACCTCGATCGTCTCGCATTTCATCCCCCCGAGCTTGCGCGCGAACCGGAGCTCCTTGACGTTGCGGCCCCAGATCATTTTGCGCGCGCTCTCGAGGTCGGCAAACATCACCCGCGGCTCGAGCAGGTAGAGCGTAAAGCTCCGCATCACCGGCACCAGCCCGAGCCGGAGCGTGCAATCGAGGATGTGATCCCAGAGCTTTTGGTTCGGCTCCTTGGGTGCCGCCTTGCTCTGCTTGCCCTTACGCTTCTTGCTCGTCTTGGGCAGCAGGTGGATCGGGGGCTCCTTGCTCGGCGGGGCGAGCACCTCGAGGGGGTTGTCCGGGTTGGTGGGGGTGCCCAGGATCACCCGGATCCCGCGGGTCGCCACGAACCCGTCGACCAGCTCCTGGACCGCCTCCTCGATGGGTTTGCCGTAGTCGACGGTCTGGGCCTTGCCCGTGCCGTTGTAGAGCGGCTGGTCCCGCAGCACGGACGAGACATCGCGACAATTGAGCTCGATGGTGTCGCCGTCCTCGCCATAGGTCACCTCCCAACGGTCGGCAAAGCCGGTAAAGCGCGTGGCGCTCTCGAGGCGCATCTCCTCGCCGGATTCGTGGGCCACCAGGCTCCGGAGGCTCCCGTCATCGCGGGTTTGCCCCTCCATGCCCGCCGCGTAGTCGTCCGCGCTCACCGTGCCCATGCTGATGGCAACGAAACACGCTCGCACGATGCGCGGGTCGACCGGCACATCCCGAAAATCGAAGGTGAGCCGGGCGGTGTCGGCATCCTTGAGCGGGTTGCGCTCGATGGAACACGAGCGGGGCAGCACGCTGAAAATCACATTCAGATCGTCCTGGGTCCCGCGGCTTTCGTCGATCGCGTCCGGCACCGCCTGGGCCTGGCCCTCGGTGGTGATGGCCTGCAGGCTTTGCCGCTCGCGGTCGAGCTCGCTGCGCTCCCGGGCCAGGGCATCCACCGCCAGGCTCGCCCGGTTCTGGTTGAGCGTGACCCGGCGCTGGAAATTGCTCTCGAGCGCCGCGCGCGCACCGGCCTTGGTCGCTGGCAAGGTGCGGCCCGCCGTCGCCCCCACCGGGGCGGGGTGGGCGAGCTTGCCCTCGAGCGTTCCGGTGTCGGCCATCTCATCGATCCGCAGCTGGAGGCGCACCCGGGCCGAGGGACGAAACACCGCCACTAGCAGCACCGCCCGTCGCCCACTTCGGGCTGAGTCGCGGTGAGCGGCTCGACCCGGGCCGAAGCGCCAAAGGGGCGCTCGGGGATCCGCAGCTGGTAGCCGGGAGGCACCACGGCCGAGGTGAGCCGGTTGGTGAGCGCCAGGAAATTGGCAAAATCCGGGCTGCCGTAGAAGCGCGTGGCGATGGCGTAGAGCGTATCGCCCTGCTGGGCGGTGATGATCCGGGCCGTCCGCGGCTGGGTGCGGGTGAGCACATCGAGCACCAGCCGCTGGATCTGAAACGAGAGCCCGCCGGCGGCTTGCCCCATCGAGCGACACCAGATCTCGAACTGCAGCTCCTGGACGCTGGAACTGCTCGGCGGAGGCGCCCCGCGCCGCCCAACCGCGGTGGGCGACTGATAGTCCCCTTTCACGCGCTGGCTCGTCTGGCCCTGGCGCGCGCTCGAGCGAGGCCCGAGGATCCGCTGGCGGAAGTCCTCGAGCTGCGTTACGAGGCTCCGCGCAGCGCTCACTAGGGCGCCCCGGACGGCCGCCGGGGTGTTCACCACCGTCTCGACCGTGCGCAGATTGTCGACCAGCCCCGCGAGCTGAGCGCGCATCGAGGTGATGCTGGCGAGCTCTCGGGCGAGCTCCTCCGCCGCGCTCGGCGGGGCCAGGCTCGCCACGTCCTCGAGCTGGTTCTGTCGGCGGAGCAGGTCCTGGCCAGAGGGAGCGCTCTGCTCGGTGGTCGCCCGGGGCGCCGCCTCGTCATCGCGGCTCTGCCACTCGAAATCGAGCTCCCAAGCGATATCTTGGGCCCGGTCCGGGGTAGCCTCGAACCGCTTGATGATGCCCGAGCGCACGAACGAGGCCCACTGCACCCGCACCTTGCGGCCCGAGCGCAACAGCTCGGTGAACAGCTGGACGGCGTCCAGCGCCGTCGTCACCGCGCCCGGATCCCCGTCCTTGACGATGGCCCCCGAAAGGAACCGGTCTTTCCACATCCCGGCCATTTTGGTGGAACCCTCGCGCGGCCCGAGCAGCTGCTGGGTGCCCACCGGGTTGCCCGGGTAGAACGTCATTTTGCTCGCCTGCTCGAGCTCCCAGGCCACCCCGCCGCGGTGGGGCATCGCCCGGCCGCGCAGCACCACGGTGGTGGGGCGGTCGCCCTCGAGCTGGCGGATTTCCACCGAGCCCCCGGGCTGGCTGTCACCAAATCCGAACGCCATGGCTGGGGGGTTACCTCGTGAGCGCGCCGGCGTAGCCGGAGGAAATCCGGTTCTCTGCCTGGCGGGTGAGCGCGTCCATCTGGGCCATCACGATCCGATCCGGATCGGCGTCCCCCTTAAACTCCTGGCGGATCGCGATGCGGCTGCCCCGGAAGTCCTGGGTGATGTTCACCGCACCCTTCGGGGCTTTGCTCAGATCCATGGTGCTCGAGCTGAGCGGGGCGTTATTGAGCCAGCGGCTATAATCGGCATTCGGCTCCGTCGAAAGCTCGGCCTCGGTGGCCTTGGGCCCCTTGGCGCTTTTCAGGGCCGAACTCGCCTCACCAAACACCTTATTGATGAACGCTGCCAGGTCCTTGAACAGCTCGAATATGAAATCAAACGCCGGCTTGACCTCCTGATAAATGGCATTGGTCACCCAGCCGAGCACGTCGAATACCGCGGTGAGCGCGAACAGAAGGCCCCGCAGCAGGGTGGTAAAAACGAGCCACATCGAGCTGAGCGGGATGAGCAGCACCGAGCCGATGAGCTTGAGGATCGGCCCGAGCGTGCTCCAGAGCGCCTTGCCGAACTCCACCAGCATCGCCATCGTCTGGCCGCCGGTCTCCCCAAAGATGGTGACCACGTTTTTCCACTGCTCGGCCATGGCCAGGCCGACCGCCACCACCGCCGCGATGGCTACGGCGATCACCGCCAGGACGGGCCCGAGCGCCACCAGGCTCGCGCTAAACGCCGCCATGCCGCCCTCGGCCCCTGCCGCTCCGCCCTCCGCTGCTGCTGCCCCGCCACCGCCGCCGCCGGCCATCATGGCCTCGGTGAGGCCCCCGCCCAGGTGGCTCTCGAACTGCATCGCCCTCGTGATCTCGGGAGCGGGAGCGGCCGCGCGGCTCTTTTTCACCAGGTCGATGAGCGCCCCCGCGCCTTCCCCCGCCCCGCCCGCCATGTTCGCCAGGGCCGCGCCGCCCGAGAGCGCGCCGCCCACCACGTTGCGGCCGAGGTTGGTGAGCTCCCAGGCCAGGGCCGCCCGAGCGATGATCGGCGCCACCTCCTTCACCTTGGTCACCACCTGGTGGAACCGGTCCACGATCTGATCCCAGTGCTCGAGGATGTACCCGAACCCCTGCTCCGCTTTTTGGAACAGCGTGTCGATCCGGTTACCGAGGTCGCGCCCCACGTTGAGCAGGAACGTTTCGATCTCCACCCGGTGCCGGAGGATGTAGCCGTTGAAGCGCTCCAGGTTGCGCCCCATGATCTTCAAGATCGGGGAGAAAGCCGAGGCCTTCAAAGCGTCGAAAATGTCGGTGAGCGTGCTGGTGACGCCCTTCCAAGACGAGCCGAACGCCTCGCCTCCCTTGGCGAACTTTTTCAGGCCCGCCGCGATCGCCGCGATGCGCTTCTCGGGGGCCATCACGTTGAACGCCTCCGCGTCCTCCTTGATCGCGCCGGTGGCCTTCAACATGGAAAAGAGCTTCACGTGGGCGCCCGCCAGCCCTCGGGCCATCATGTTGATGTCTCGGGAGGCCTGGGGGAAATCCTCGTTCAGGGCCGAGGCCGCCAGCACCGTGTCCTGGGTCAGGTCCAGGACCTTCTGCATCGAGAAGCCCGCCGATTCCACCGGGCCGACAATGCTATTGAAAATGTCGAACATCTCGGCCGAGGTCGCCGGACTCTTGATCGCCATGTCGCGGATCTGGGTGAAGGCCGCCGTGGCGCGCTTGCCCGCCGTCTCCCAGTCGGTGTTCTCCACCGCCGCCAGCACGCTCTGCAGGCCGATCTTGTTGGCCTCGAGCTCGCTCGTGTAGGCCACCGCGCTCTTGGTCAGGCCCACCACGGCGTTGGTGATGGCCCTCACCCCGATGTACGCCGCCCCGAACGCCACCGCCTGCCCGACCATATCCCGGAAGGCGCTGCGGGTGGTTTTCAGGCCATCGCCCAGGCTCCGGACCTCGGCCGCCACCTTGCGCACCTCGCCATAGGCCCCCTTGGACTGCAGTAGCAGGGTGGCCCGGACGTCTAGGGTTGAAGCTGCCATCGGCCCTGGAGTCTACCCTATGTCCTGTTTTGGAACGAGCTCGGGCGATTCGATTCGTTTTCCTCGTTCACCAGGTCCACCAGCGCCCGGAGGAACCGCTCGAGGTGGCTCTGGTCCAGGCCGAGCACCTCGGTGAGCGAGGCTCGGCCGTAGCGCGTGGCGTACGCGACCCGCTTCCAGAGCAGGCCCACCGCGTCGTCCAGATCGTGTTCCCGCCAGGCGAGCACCCAGGCCGCCCAATAGGCGACGCCCGACGGACAGAACCCGATCAGCCGACGGAAATGGACCTCTGGAATTTTCCCACGGCAGCCCCGCTAGCGCTGCCGATGTGCTGGAACGCCATCAGGCAGATCTGCCGGCCTTGCATGCCGAACCCCTCCCAAAAGAAATCTTTCCGGTCACTCGGGATCGGCTTGCCGTTGATGGCGTACAGGGCCGCGCGCGCGAGCAGGTAGGGGACCTGGCCCGCATCGCTCACGCCGCTCAAGGCCTCGATCTCCTCGGTGGTGGAGAGGCTCCGCATCGTGATCTGGACGTCGAAGTATTCGCCCGTGGCCGGGTCGATGAAAAAATCCGGGCTGCAGGTCTGGCCGTCCAGCAGAAATGAGCGGGTCTTTCGCTGGATGATATCGCCGCCGGTGAGCGCCGCCACGCCGCGCCGGGTGAGCCGATCGAATACGCGGTCCGCCGCTGCGGGATCTCGGGGGCGCTCGGGCGCGGGAGGTACGGGAGGCGCTGGCGCGCTTTCTTCTTGGGGCTCGGGCGCCCCTTCGCTTTCAATCATCGTGACCTAATCTCCTTTGCAGATAGGTCACGGGGCGGGCCGGAGGTAGCCGCAAAGGTGCTCCCGCCCGGTGCCCCGTGGTTTGGGTGGGGTGGGCTTTCAGAGCACGCGCCGCATATCGGAGCACTTCCACTGGATGGTGCCCGATACGTAGGCGGCTCGACCGCTCACCTTGATCGGCAGAGCGCCGAAAAACAGGTCCTCGAAGGTCAGCCGCGCGCGCGTGCCGTCAGGGAAATTGAAGGTGGCCGTGGCGGTGAACTGGCCATCGGCGGAGCTGCGGCGCTGGGCCCGGTCTTGGACCTTTTGCGTAAAGGCCAGGTACTGGGAGCTCCGCATGTGGATCTCCATCTGGCCCGTCACCCCGTGGAAAATGTCGTCGTAATCGTCGCTCACCTTGCCGAGGTAGGCCTCCTGCAGGGTCTCGATATCGAGCTCCGCCTCGAACGAGACCACGTCCTCGAGGCCCTTCTGATCGCCATCGGGGGAGGTGAACCCCACCACCACCTCCTGGCCCTTGATTCGCTGCGCCATTTATTCGCGTCTTTCTTTTGGGGGCCGGTGGCTCACGCCTCGCGCGAGATCACGGTGTTGGGGCCGATCTCGGTGCGGAATACGATCTCGTCCAGGGACGAAAGCGTCTTGACCTTGGTGTCGATGAAATACACGCCCGAGGCCAGCACCTCGTCGGTGTTGCCCGCGTTCTGATCGTCGTTGGTGACGTAGGCCGCGATCCGGCTCGTCTCGGGGCTCTGCTTGCTCCGCAGCCGGCTGAGGAACGAGTCCCACCGCCCCCGCAGCTTGTCGCGGGTCGACACCCGACTGAGCAGCTTGCAGAACGGCTTGCCCACGCTCACCGCCGTGTCTTGGATGAAATCGGCCATTTTGCGCCGGGCGATGGTGGTCCGCCCGCTCTCGAGGGAGCTCGTCACCCCGGACTGGTACTCGGGGCCCGTGTCGAAATCGACCCGGGGCGCAATGATGCCCGCCGCTTTCCAGGCCTTGTAGGTGTCGATCGAGAGCGTCTCGCCGTCGGCCGCCACCTCGAAAAAATCCGCGATGAGGCCCGTGGCCTGGCCGGGGTTTTCCTCGGGCGGCAGCATCGCGCAAATGGTCGTGAGCGGCCCGTCTGGTCGCACCACGATGACGCCGTCCACCGTGAACCCGATGCCGCCCGCCACGCCGCGCTCGGCAATCTGGGGCACGCGCACCTTCCAGCCCTTGGTCGAGTAGAACACCCGGTCCGAGCGGTACAACGCCACGTTGATCAGGCTCTGGGCCACGAGCGTGCCGAGCAGGTCGCCGGTCACGAACTTGCGCGCGAGCAAGCCATTGGCCGTGGCCGTGATTACGTTGCTCCGGGCCGCGCGGATCACCGAATCAGTGCGCCGCGCGGAGAGCAGGTAGTTTGCCAGCCGCCCGGGGCCCGCCTCGTTCAGACTCGCGTTGAAGGCTGCCAGGTAGCGATTGTCCAGCTGCACCTCGGTCAACGCTGCGGTGAGCGCCAGGGCGTTGTTTACGTCCACCGCCGCGAAGCTCGGCAGGTCCGCCACCGTGTCCACCGCCGCCGCGATGGCTCCGGCGTGCGTGCCGTCATCGAGACCCGGCCGCACCCGTACCGTGATGGGGCTGGTGGTCCCCGCCGGGATGTCCAGGGTCTGCATCGTCACCCACTCGGCCCCCGGCGTCCCGCTCGCCCGCAGCCGCGTACCGGCCAGGATGCTCCCGCCCAGGTGGCTGCCCTTGGCCACGGTCGTGCCGATGGGGGAAAGCCCGAGCGCCGTCGCCATCGCGCCCGCCGCCACGCTGATGGTGGCCGCCAGAAGGCTGGTGGTGTTCAGGAGCCGCAGGCGCCCCGCCGCGCTCTCCGCCAGGCCGTTGACGGTCGTAATCGCCACCGTGGCGTTGATGAACGTAATCACCTCGGTGAGCGTCACCGCGTCGATGTTGGCCGCGATGTTGCTCACCCCCGCCGTGGTGCCCACGGTGTGGCCGATCTTGGCGAGGGCTCCGGCGGTCACGTCGATGAGCTGGACGGAGCCGCCCGTGCCCTTGATGATCCCGCGCAGATCGATCTGGGCCGCGTTGATGACGGCCGAGGCAAAGCCGAGCGTGGCATTGATGCGCGCGAGCGCCGCCGCCTGGGTCACATCCCCGCCACCAAACACCACGTTGATCTGGGGCGCGCCGTCGATCTTGATGCCCACCGTATCGCCCGCCAGGATCGTGGCGAACGCCGCGCCGGCGCCCGCCCGGGTCGCCACCACGCCCGTGAGCGCTGCGGTGGCCCCGGTGCCCGTGTTGGTGGTGACACTCAGGGTCTGACCCACCGCGAGCTGGAAGGGGCCCGTGCCGCCCAGGATGCTCGGCAGGATCTCGAACGCCACCTCGCCCACCGAGGTGTCCACCCGCCCGATGAGCAGGCCTTGGGCCTGGAGCTTGAACCCCTTGAGGAACCCGTTTCCGTTCCAGCACTCGGTCAGGTGCTTGCGAGCGGAGGGGTTGTTTGCCACCACCCCGTCGTACGTGTAGCCGAACGAGCCGAACTTGGCCGCGTAGTCATCGGCCCCAAACACCTGCACCGCGCCCTTGGCCTCGGCATCGGTCGCGAACAGGCCATCCTCGAACTCCCCCACGAGCAGCACCACCCCGCTGCCGGCGCCCTGGACCGGGTCCTGGGGAGCGAGGTCGATGACGTTGACGGATTCGATCGTCTGGATTTCCTCCAGGGTCGGCGGACTGGTGAAGCGTCGAACGAATCCGGACATAGCGTAGTGGGCTCCTCGGTCTCGGTTGTACCGCTTTGGAGCGTATCACGCCGGGCCGGCCGACTCCAACACCACTGGCTCACCGTTCACCCAGAACCGGGGCTGCAGGCGCGCGCCGCGCCGGAGCTGCACCACGTCCACGTCCGCCAGCACCATCACCGTGAGGCGCCGCGAGCGCGCCTGGACCGAGTCGCTCGAGTTCTGGCGCTGCCGGCTCATCTGGGTGAAGCGGATCGGCAAATCCCAGTAGTCTGTCGGCCCCTGCAATAGGATGCCCGCGCGCCCCTCGGTCGGGTTGAACAGCTCGCCCAGCGCCGCGCTGATCGCGCGCTGCTCCACCTGGTCGGTGCACCAAAAGTCACATTGGAACGTGATCGCCTGCTCGGCGGTTTTCCAGAGCACGGTCCCGGGGCAGTAGCGATCGAGCGTCTCCTCGAGCGCCGTAGGGGTCAGGCTGTGCGCGTCCTCCTGGACCACGGGAGCCGTGAGGCTACAGGTCGGATACTCCAGGCCCTCGAAATTCTCGGGCCAGCCGATGGCCACCCGCTTGAGCCGAAAGCGCTGCTCGGGAGTGCCCGCCACCCGGAACACCGCCGCCTCGAGGTACGCCTGCAGGGTGTGCGCGGCCGCGTCCTGGGGGTCGATCGCGTTCATCGCCGCCAGCGGCATCCGGTCGGGCCCCACCGTGGCGTAGAGCAGGGTACCGATCGGGGGTGGGTCGCTCATGACCCGGTCAGCTTACCACGCTCCTGCCCCGCACGGTCCACGCCCCCCGCCGCCTGGATTTCCGTCGCCAGGCGCTCGGCAAACGCCGCGGTGTGCGGCGCGTCTTTCCACCACTTGCGCACTTCCAGGAGCACCTCGAGCCGGGTCTCCTGCTTGCGATTGCGGCTCGTCTCCTGGAACGCGAGCACTCGCGCGCCCTCGTCCCGCTCGGCCATGGGCTTGGGTGCGGTCTCCCACGGCTTGGGGTCCCGATAGCGTTTCATGTATTCGGCGCACACCTGACAGGTTTTAAACCCATCGCGCTGGGGCCTGCCACACCGGCACCGCCCCTCGGCATGGAGTCGCGCTCGGACCTTTTTCTTTTTCAGCCGCGCGTAGGCGCGCACCGAAACCCGCAGCGCCTCCTCCGCGCTCTCTGCCGTCACCACCACCCAGTCGGCATCCCCGGGGCCCTCGATCTCGGTGGCCTCGAGGGGAACTCCTTCTGCCGTGAACGTGACGAGCCAGTTCCGCGCTCGGGGCATCGCCCCAATTTACAACAATTCGAGCTCGTGAGAAATCTCGTCCGTCGTGATGGCCTGCATCCGGGCGATGCCGCGCGCGAAAAACCCCCGCGGCTCGATGCCTTCCTTTGCGATTTTCTTGGCGACGGCCCACGCGATCGCCTCGGCCTCGGCCTCGTCCACCCCGAATTTGCGCGTCGCCCAGACGATGAGCGGCGCCACCGGCGGGAAGTGTGGGCGCGTCCCGTACTCCATGAAGGGGAAATGGGGCGCGTCGTTGAACACCTGGGCGCCCTTGGGCAACGGGGCCCATTTGGTGCTCTGCCGGAGCTGACCGAAATTCACCGGCGGGTAGGGTTTGGAGGCGTCGATCTCCTCGGTCACGAACCCCACCCCCCGCAGCGCCGCCGAGCGCAGCCCTCGCACCACCGCGCCCTCCAGCTCCTTCGGCATATCCTCGAGCAGGTCCGCGAACTGGTCGAGCGTGAGCCGCCCGCCAAGTCCCCGGCGCCGGCGGGTGAGCGCCACCGATCAGTCCCCTTCGGACATCAGCGGGTTTCGCAGGCGCTCGGGGAACTGCTGCCGCTCACCGGTCGTGTCGCCCTGCCGGTCCCGATCGGGGTTGGCCTTGGTCAGCCGGACCTGCCACTCGAACTGGCCCGCCTTGCGGAACGGGGGCCCCACCACCGTGAACCGCCGCCGAGCCAGCTCCTGGCCGTCTCGGGCATCGTGGCGCACCTCGAGGAACGATTCCTCGCCCGGGCCGAGGCCTCCGGGCGCCACCAGGCTCTGGACCTGATCCTCGGTCAGCCTCGGGCTCAGTTGTCGTAGCGTGAACTGGCCGTCCTCGGTGCCGCCGCCCTCGGTGTGCTTGCGCTTGACGGGCCCGAGGTCGACCAAGGGCGTGGGCAGTAGCTCGAGCTCTCGCACGACCGCCAGCGTTCCGGCGCCCACTCGCCCCCCGCTCCAGCGCTGCAGCACCGAGAAAACCCGATAGGGACGCAGCCCGAAATCTGTGAACAGCTGCCGCAGATCGTCGGCCACCGCGCCCAGGTCCTCCACGAGCGAGCGGCCCGGCGTAGGGTTGGGGTGCACGCCTGGATCGAAAGGCGGCACCCCAGCGCGAGGATTTGCAGGCCCCACCCGATCACCCCGTCACCGTGGCGTTGATGCCACCGGCTCCCATCGCCCCGTAGTACTCGCGCGGCGCGTAGGGGTTGACCACCACCATCAGATCACTGGCCAGCTGCTGGCGCCAGTAAACCAGATCGTTGCGCAGCATGGTCGGCTCGAGGGGGTTGACCACGAGGTCCCCGAGCGAGGTCGCCTTGTAGCGGCTGCGGGCCTCGCTCATCTGCTTTTCGATGCTCTCGCACTCGCACAGATCCCGCCGCGCCGCGTCCTCGCCCTCGAGCGTCACCCGCCCGAACGAGTCGTCCACCAAAAACAGCGGCTGGCTCGCCGCGGGGTAACCGAGCTGGATCGCCTGGGCCAGGGAGGCAAAGCTCGGGTATCCGAGGTGGTGCCGGATCCGAGCCTTTTCCATTTCGGTGAACGCCACGGATTCACTCTAGCAGGGTTTGCCGCCCTTGATCTTGCCGACCGGGGCGGGCTTGCCCCCGCTCCCCTTGCTCGCCGTTTCCCCGCCCTTGATCTTGCTCGCCGTACCGGGCTTGGGCTTGGGCGCGTCGCCCTTTTTCACCGTGGCCATCAGCCTGCCTCGCTCACTTGGTTACCGAGCTCGTCCAGCGACACCCCGAGCGAATGGATCGCCACGAGCTTGAACCCCTGTTTGCGGACGTGCTCCAGGTCGTGGGTCATCGGGGTGATGACGCTGCCCGCCGCGAGCTCCGTGGGGAACCCGTCGCGGGTGATGTAGCGCCCGCCCGAGGAGGTGACTTTCCAGCGCTCCATGGCCCCTCGGGCCTGCTCGCGCATTTTCTCCTCCCGCGCCTTGGTCGTGCGCTTGCCGAGCTCCTGCACCACGAGGTTTTTCAGGTGCGGGGCCAGGCCCGGATCGCTCGTCAGCCCCTCGAGCTGTTCGGTGGTCGCCGCGAAAATCTTCTGCGCCTGCTCCGGGGTCGCCTGCTTGGGGGGCTTGCCCGCCAGCGCTGCCTCCGCCAGGGCCGCCGCCTCCTCCGCGTTGGCCTCCTCGTCCGCACCGAGCTCCGCACCCGGGGGCTTTTCCGCCGCCGCCAGCTCCGCCTCCGCTGCCGCCACGGCCGCCTCGAGCTCGGCGCGGCTCATCTTGCGCCGCCCCTTCACCCGCAGCTCGGTCGCGCGCGCGTAGAGCGCATCCTTGCTCGCCTCGTCCTCGGCCTCCTCGGGTGCGCTGCTCTGTGCCATTGCGGGTGAGCTTACACCCGGACCCGAGGTTTGGAAATCAGCGCAGCCCGCGGAGCTCGAGGTGGGCACGCACCTTCGGCGTGACTTCCGAGCTGCCCACGCAAATCCCCATCACCCCGCCATCGGCATGGATGAGGCCGAGCCGGTGCCCGAGCTCGTGGCGCGCCACATCCCCGAGGCGTGCGAAATCCCGATCGAGCAAGATCGCGGTGTGGGTCGTCAGCCCGACAATGCGCAGATCGTCGCCCGCCCGCTCGAGCTCCTCGGCGTTGCGCTCGGCCCCCTCTGCGAACTCCGGCGCGTCGCGCTGCACCGCCGCGATACAGCGCGGGGTCTGTGCGTCGCACGGCCCGATGGTGACCCGCAGCTCCACCCAGTCCCCGAGCTCGCCGCGCCAGAAGTCCACCGCGTCCAGGATCTGCTCGGTCTGCTCCGGGCTCCAGTCCTCGGCCACGGTCAGATCATAGTGGACCGGGGTCGGCTGCTCGCTCACCCCGCCCCCGCACCCCAGGGCCAACAGGCCCACCCAAAACAGTTTCATGCCCCCAGGAACGGCAAACGCCGGCAGCTCTAAAACTGCCGGCGTTCCCGAGGGAGGGAGTAGGGGCCCACCCGTTCCAAAAGGGCTCAGCCGTGCTCGATGACCACCGCGCGCTTGAACCGGGCGCCGTCGCCCACCACCGCGTCGGAGGGGACGGGGAAGTCCCCGCTCCAGCTCCAGGTTTGGTTCACGACCTGCTGCAGCAAGTCCTGGGGCGCCCGGAGGATGTAGCGGATGCGCTGGGCCATGATGGCCACCCCGCCGTTGATGACGCTGAACTGGCCGATCTTGCCGTTCACCCCGGCCTCGGTGATGAACTTGGACTCGTCCAGGAATTTCTCGTAGATGCAGCCGCCGCCCGTGACCAGCGCCCGGCGGATGGTGAGGCCCGCCTCGGTGGTGAGCTCGCCACCGATCTGGCCCGTAGAGGTCGCCAGGCCACCGCCGCCCGCGTCGCTCACGATGGCCGAGGCCTTGACCGTGGACGAGTCCGGAAGCTCGGTGTTGCGGTAGAAAATGCACCCGACCGCCATCCCGATCGCCAGCGCCCGGTAGGAGGTGGAGTCCGGCAGGGATTGGTGCAAGCGCTGCCAATGGTTGTCTTGGAACAGCTGCTCCTCGGCCTGGGTCGTCAGGTGCACGTGGTAGTAGCCGTCCGCATGCGGGGGGACGTTCTGACCCCTCAACCGGCTCACCGCGCTGATGAACGTGTTTAGGGTCACAATGTTGACGGACGTGATGCCGTCGACCGTGAGGCCACCGCCGACCCGTAGCCGCCGCGAGCGCGAGGAGGCCAAGACGCCCGCGCGCTGGGCGATGCCCACCGAGGTCACCGCGCCGAGCGTGAGCGTGCCTTGCCCGAGGGGCTGCAAGGGATTGCTCGGGGCAAAGCCGATCACCGTATTGGCGGGCTCGGCCACCGTGAAGGTGACCGGAAGCGGGTTGCTCGGACTCACCGGCTGCAGCTGGCCGTTAACCAGCCGCTGGGTGAACCCGTTCAGGTTCGCCACCTGGATCTGATTGACGGCCGCGCCGACCGCCGCGAGCGTCACCGTTTCGCCCTGCAGGTAGCTCTGGAACATCCGGTCGCGCACCAGACGGTTGAGCGTCTGGGCCGCGTGCAGGCCGAGCTTTTGGGTGTTCTGCAGGAACGTGGACGCCAGGCTCACATAGCTGGTGGGCATGTGGGTCGGGATCGTCTTGCCGAACTGGCGGGCCTCGGCCTCCCACTGCTCGGCGGTGTACTCGCCGGGGGTCGGATCCTGCCCGGGAACCAGCGGATCGGTTTCCGGCTCGATGAGCCCCGTACGGGTGAAGATCTGCCGCTCGCCCAGGTTCGCCTGCCACAATTCGGGCTTGGCTTCTCCCCGGAACAGCAGGTTCGGGAACAGGGAGTCGTGATACATGCGTTCCAGGGTGCGGTCCTGGATCATGCTCGAAATGATTGCGGGAATGCCTTGGACGATGGTCAAGGGGCCTCGTCTCCTATGTCGGGAGGGGGGTCCGTTGACGACTGGCCTAGGTTCCGCCCGTTAACCGCCGGCGTGTGCGTGGGGGCTGAGTCGCTACGGGGAATTCGGTTGTGCCCGTAGCGTACCAGTCCGGAACGGTCCGGGCAACCGGCTACGAGAGCGCCGAGCCGGCGCCGTATTTCTCGAGGTGCTCTCGGAACTGGGTCGGATTCATCGCCATCACGTCCGGGGGCCCTCCGCCATTGCCCGGAGCGGGCGGAGCGGGGGGAGGCGCGCCCGGGTTCGGGCTGGTGGTCACCGGTGCCGGCACAACCGCCGGGACCGCCTCGATGCCGAACGCGGTCTTGTATTCGGGTTTCTCGAGCAGCCCTCGGAGGTAGGTGTCCGGGTCGAGCTGCTGGCCCTCCGGCAAAGCCTCGGCCGCCTCCGCCACCAGGTACTGCGCATATTTCAGGTTTTTCACCCCGAGCTGGGCACACGCCCCGCTCACCACCGATCGGAACCGCTCCTGGTCCCGCTCGGCTGCCATCGCCGTCACCCGCGCGCGCTCGGTGGCCAGGTCCGCCTCGAGGCGCTGGGTGGCGGTGAGCTCGGCGCGCGCGCGCTCGGTCTCCGCATCCTCCAGCTGCTTGAGACGCGCCAGCCGCGCCTTGACCTCGTCCGCGCTCTCGAGCCCCGTCGCATCCCTCAGGGCCGCACGCCCCGCTCGGGCGAGCCGGTCATCGAGCGCCGCCTGACTGTCGAAGGTCGCAAAGGGAGCCGTAGGCGGGGCAGCAGGGGCCGGCGCGAGGGGAGGCGAGCCGCCGCCGCCGGCAGGCACGGGCGGATTCGGGTCCCTCAGAACCCCCATGGCGAGCGCGCTAAACAGACCGAACCGCATTTTCTGAGCTTCCCTTTCCCCGGCGTTCCGCGCCGTGACGTGACCCTACGATACACCCGCGCCCCGCTCTGGGGCAGTGCGAATTTTCTCAAGCTTGGCGCCGCCGGGTCGTTCCTGGCTGTCATGAGCAACGCGATTCGCCTCGCCCTCGTCGGTCTCCTGCTCGTGGGGGGCCTCGTTCGCCTCGCCACCGCCGCCACCCCCGAGCGCGCTGCGGTGGAACACACCGCGAGCTCCGGCGTGTGCCAGCTCGGAAAGCCCTGCAAGTGAGCGCCCTTCTCACCATCGGCGCCGGGGTTTCCTCGGTGCTCCTGGTCCAGCTGCTCCACCGCCTCGAAACGCGCCTGGGGCTCCCCCATTTTACGCTGGTGTGCCTCGCGCTGGCCCTCGCTGGCACGCTCGCAGCGCGCTAAGAAATCGGCGTCGTTCCTGTTGATCAACTGGCCCGACACGGGGCCCCGAAAGAGACACCCACCCAATGAAAAAATCACCCGCCTACCGCCACACCCTGGACACCATCTCGACCCTGGAGGAGGCGATCGCCGCCTGGTCCAGCGATAGCATCACGCTCGGCGCCATCGCCAAGCGAAACGAGCTGCTCGAGGCAGCCGGTCTGATCGCGTTCACCGGCGCCCCCCACCCCGCCTGGCAAGCCACCGATTTGGGGCGCTCGCGCGGTCTGGACTCCGCGCCACGGTTCATCTGAAAAAACCCCCCTACAGGTTCGGCGCCGCGCGTCGTTCCTAGCAGTCAACTGGCCCAGCAAGGGGCCCCGAAAGCGAAACCAGAAAATGACCACCCCCACCGCCCGCGTCCAAAACCCCGCCGAGTTCCTGTTTGCCGGCAAAGCCGAATTTACCCTCGAGAGCAAGGTGACCGGCACGCACTACACCTATCGCGTGAACCTGAACGACACGGGCACCGTGTTTTTCGTCTCGCTCCTCACCGGCCGCGGTCGCGAATACGCTGGGCTGGTCCCCGCCGACGCCCGCACCCAGTTCCGCACCACCCGCGCGAGCAAGGTGGAGCGCACCCATGAATCGATCCGCGGTTTCGAGTGGTTCCTCAAGCACCTCGATTCCGAGCAAGTCGAGCTCCATCACTGCGGCAAATGCGGCCGCTGCGGTCGCAAGCTGACGAACCCCGAGTCGATCGCCCGCGGCATCGGCCCCGAGTGCGCCACCCGCACCGAAGGCCTCGCGGCGTGAGCGCCTGGCCCTACCCGGGCCCCGAGCACTTCGCGGTGCACCTGGACTGCCCCAAGGCGGTCCGGGTCGCCGCGCAGCGCCATTTGCGGGCCGAGCAGTACCAGATCGTGGCCGAGCTCCAGCAGCGCGGCCAGGCCAACAGCTACGCCTGCTACCGGGACTCGCGCGGGCTCGGGGTGGATCGGTTCATCCAGGACGTGCTCCGGATGCACCGCCGCTCCCAGCGCGCGCCCGCTCACACCCCCTGGGGTACGCTGCTGCGGGACTGGACGCCCGAGCGCCGCTGCGCTGGGTCGTTCGCCGTGGACGCCCGGGGCCAGGTGGTGCACCACGACGATCCCGCCGCCGTGCGCTGGTGCCTCGCCGGCTGGCTCGCTCATCGCTGCATCCGTCCGAGCGCCGCGCGGCCCCACCACGTGAACGCCGAGCAGTGGTGGCACCGCTCGGACGATCGGGAGGCCCGGCGCCTGCTGGGCGAAGTCTGGGCCCTGCTGCCCGAGCGCCAGCGGCTGGCCACCGAACGCGTCTGGCGCCGCCGGGTGAAGCCAGCCGACCGCAAGCGGCTCGACCAGCACCCGCTCGGCTACTGGTGGTTTCTCGCCCCGCACCTGGCCGAACGCTGGCTCCAGATCCCCCCGAGCGCCGAGCTCGCCCCCGAGACCCGCCGCTAGTTTTCTACAACGAATCCGGTCCCGGTCGCCGTGGTCGGTCCCATGAACTGTAATTCCAGCGTGTTCAAGGCGCTGGTACGCACGCCGAGAAGCGCCCCACCGCCGGGGATCGCGCCGAGCGGGCGGACGCTGTAGCGATCGCCCTCCACCAAAAACGAGCTCCCGAGGCTCACCGTGGCCGTGGCCACGCCCAAGATCCCCGTGCCCAGGGCCGGCGGTGTCACCTGAAAATAGCGCCTCCGCCGGGTCGGCCCGAGCGGCTCGAACCCCATCAGCAAATCGCGATTGGCGTCCGCCGGCACCCGGGGCGAGACGTAGATATTTTTCGCCGTCGCGCCGAGCGAATTGCCCTTGGATGCCTCGTTGAAAATGCAGGTTTCGGTGAGCGTGTTGGGCATGCGGACCGGACCCGCTATCGAGGCCATCAGCAACCGATCTCTCCAGATCTCGACACGTTGGTTTCGGTAGACCCCTTCCACGAAATGCGGATCGTTGGCCACTTCCGGATAGGACACCACGATGTTGGCCGTATCGTCCTGGTTTCTCACCCGGAAGGCCACTTGCCCGCCGCCCGAGCTGGTGGCGTAGAGCGCAAACATCTTGTTCCCGGTGGTGCCGCCCGTGTTGTATTGCGCCACCAGCGCCGCGATGCTGGCCGCAAATTCGCTCACGCTGAGCCAGCCCGCCACGTAGAGCTCCACCGAGGGCTGGAGCTTGGCCGCGGGGGTCGAATTGTAGGCGCCGCTGCCTTTGGTAAAGCCGAGCGTCGCCACGAACGCCGGTGGCGCGCCGAGCGGCAGCACCGTGGCCGTGCCG